TGTAGGTTTGGCAAAGCCTGCCGTCAACCACGACAAGCCCCAAGGCCGCGAAAATAGATTCTTGATACGTGTCGTATCCGATCACGAGCTCCAATTCGTCATCGCCCATGGCGATGTGTGCGATAAGGCGGCGCTCGTAAGTCTCTTCGGTGCGCGGCGGTACGGTTTCCGGGCTGGTCGTGTACCCGTAGGCGAAAAGGATTTCGCTGCCGCCGTTCGGCTTCGCAAAAACGCCGACCTCCCGGATCACGGTGCCGCCCGGAATCGTGACGTTATCCATGTCGGCCACGACCGCAACGCCATCGGTTTCCTTGCGGACGATGGTTATATCCACGCTTGCTACCGAGTGAATGAGCGATTCACGGTCGCGCGGATCGCTGGCGGTGTTGAATGTTCCATCGCCAACGGCGCAGCGCGTGAACGCGATCGTCTCTGCGGCCGAAAGCACTTCGGCCATAGCCTCGGTGCCCAGCCTTGTTACTGTCAGGATCATCTAGTCCCTCCTAGCGTTCATCACATCAACGCGCCTCGTCTGCAAGTGCCCGTGTCCGCGCCATTCGGTGCGCATGATCACGACTTCGAACGTGTCAGGCTCTATGGCCGTCATGTCATCGGTGCGCACTTCCTGCATCCAAGCGCCGGCCTCGGCATCGGCGTCCATGTTGTTAACGGCATAAACCTTGTCTAAGATCGCAGACTTGCGCTTAATCTTGTAAAGGATTTCCATGAATCGAAGCGTTTCCGCGCTGGTTGTCGGCGTGTACTCCGTTTCGATTATGAAGTGGTTCGGATCGCCGCGCGTGCGCTCGTACTCGAACCACTCCGTTATCTTGGTATCGCCCGAATAATAGATGTTTAGAATCTGCTCCGTTGCCCATTTCGTGCCTAACTTGGCCTGAATGTGCTTGCAGTTCCTAACTATATCCCGCTTCGATTCGAGCGATGCGAGCGGGTCATACCACAGAATGTTCAGCTCGTCGGCAAGCGCGTCGATATCCTGCTCGTCCATGTCATCGAGAGCGTCCCATGTGCTGTATGGTCGCGTGAGATCGAACATGTCTTCGCCGAACTCGTCAATGAAGCTCGCCATTGCGTCATCGAGCGCATCTGCTCGCATGAACACCGGCAGAAGCCATCTGCTTTCTATCTCGTCGTATCTAGCCATGGTTACACCGCCGTATGAGTGACCGTCTTGGAAGAGCATTTCGCTACGTGGCCCGTGCTAACGCTCGTCTGCGCCGGCAATGTCACGGTGACCGTATCAGCGCCGGCGGCGAACATGAGCGCCATCAGCTTTTGTGGCTGGATATCGCGCCCGATCGTCTCGTCCTGCCATTTGAGGTATTGGTCGATCGCGCCGCCCGTGCCCTCGATCGCGGCAACCACGGCGCTTTCGTTGTCGGCGGCGCACGTGTACGAAACCGTGATCGTGTAAGAATCCTGCACGGCGTTTCGAACCTCAACGAGATCGCCGAGCGGCCGAACGTCGGGCGCGTCGCATGCAGCCTGAATGGCCTCGATCTCGGAAGAGCTGAACTGCGTGCCGCCTTTCTTGATGACGTACACGTAAACGGTGTAAGCTTCGTCCAGGTTAGGCACCTGCACATCGGCTATGTTCTCATTCGCGGAGATCGCGAAAGCCTTATAGCTAGATTCCGTCCCGGCCGTGTTCACGGCATTCTGCAGAAGCAGGATTCTTTGCCGGTAAAGCTCGTTGCCCTCTTCATCGTCGGGCTCGCCGTTCGTGCCGCCGCTCGTCGTGTCGGTATTCGACACGGTTGCGGAGAAAGCGAGCGCCGATCGAATAACGGTGACGGAACCGGCAACGTATCCGTTGTACTCGCTGCCAACGTCGGCGGCCGTAGCGGCAACGTCTACGTACGTAGCGCCGGCCGCAATGACCGCATCGGCGTCTGTTGCGAAAGCGTAGCCGTCGGGCGTCGAAGCAATCGTGCCGGCGGGAACCGTGAGGTTGTAGCTTTGCGCCGCTGCGATCGTGAAGCGAAGCGTGCATGTCGCGGAAACGGCAAGGATGCGCTCGCATCCGTACATCTCGCCGAGCGCGTCAAGCACTTCGCCGCGCGCGTACCGAAGCATCTTCTGCTTCGCAACGTCATCGATATCGGCCTTCAACACTAGCAGGTACGCCGTGATTGCCTCGGCGAATATTCGCCGCTCATCGCCTTCCGGCAAGACCTCGCCGGTTGCGTCTTGAAGGATGCTGATCAGCTCGTCGTGAATCGTCTGGGCGTCGTAGTCAAGGAACATGCCCATTACTCATCATCCCCCTCATCGTCGTTAATATCGCCCTCGGCGTCTTTGAGCTCAACTGTGAAGTAAGTCCCATCCTCGCCGGTGACTTGGTAGAATTGCAGGTCGATATCCTCGACGCTAACGCGCGGCTCGTAAGCGCCGAGCACATCGCGCGCCGTCTCATCGAGGTACGGGCGCACATCGTCAAACGGCGCGTCGTACACGTCCGGATCGATGCCCTTCGAGCGCGCGAACGGTATTTCGCGCTGCATCGCGGCCAGCAAGGCGCGCGCGCAGGCGGCAACCGACGAATTGCCAGATGCAAGCATTGCGCCCCCTATTTCTTCTTGGTTGTCTTTTTCTTCTTCGAAGTGGCCTTCTTCTTGGTTGTCTTTTTCTTCTTCGAAGTGGCCTTCTTCTTTCGTTTCGGCAGCTTGGCCGTGGCCTTGCCGCATTCTTCGAACGAAAGCTTTATGTCGCAATGAACGATCTCGCCCCGGATAAGATCGATGTTCTTAACGTCAACACCCACGAGTCTGTATCGCTTGCGCGTGCCGAACAGTGTGCCGCCTAGATACAGGTAAGCCGCCTTGCCGATAAGGCCACGCCATGCCCTGATCTCGTTCGCGATATCGAGACTCGGCATCAGGTCTTTGTAAAGCGGGTAAGAGAATGTCGCTTCTGACGCTTCGCGCTTTTTCTTGTCTGAATCCCAGGCGTCCTTGAACGTTGCGTTGTCAAGCGTGTTGATCTGATCGGCAGTGACCTTCCATGTACGCTTGCCCCACTTGGCGAACACGCCGCCCTTGAAGCCTTTGAACGGCGTGCTGTTCGCGTTCGCTACAGCTCGTCTTTCAGCGGCCGTCTTTTTCTTCACCCAGGCAGATCGTTTTTTCTTCTTCTTGATTTTCTTGGGTGCTTCGATGTACGGGATTAGGCTCATGCTAGCTGCCTCCACCATGTTTTCGATTTGCTCTTGCCGAAGTCGTTCCGGACGCGCGTGATGATGCCCTTACCAGAAAGCGAAGGCGCTTTGCTGCACGTGACGGCGCATACCGCGCCGGGTGAGAACGGCGAAAGGCTGTCTGATTTCACGCTGCCGCCGCATCGCCGCGCGTTCTCGCAAGCAAGCACCCCGGCGCAGGCCCTTTCCAGCTCGTAGGAACTGGGCAGGCCGATCCGCTCATCGAGAACGACCGCCATAGTGCGGCCGCCGCTGCCCACGGTTGCGGATAAGCCGGGACGAACGCCGGCGATGGCAGACTGGTTAAGTATGCAGGCCGAAAGAACGCCCTTTCGTGTGTACTCGAAGCGCGAAGCGCCCGTGATCTCCAAGAGCGCCGTGCTTTCCTGGGATGCAACCCAATCGCGGCCGCACACGTGCGCAACGCCGTCGTACACGTCGAACGTGCAGCCGGCAAGCGCGCATATCCTGGCCATAACCGGCAACGCGCCTTCGCCGTCCTGCCGGATGTAGGCGAACAGCATATCGTCGCAACCGTGGAACTTCACCGACAGTCCGAGCGTTTCCGCTAGCTGCTCTATGGCCACGCGCAACGTGGTAGATCGCCACGTGCGCAGCGCCTTCGCGTCCGAGATCGGCAGCGCGTCGGCCCGAATCTCGTAGCCTCCGGCAACGGGTGTGCACGCCTTGACGTACATGGTGCCCGTGGGCGAAGCGCCTTCGGATTTGACCGAAATGCGCTCGCCCGGTTGCGGTGCCCACGAGTCCCATAATGAGCGCTCGTCATCGAACGCGATAACGAGCTGCGGAACGCGCCCCTCTTCGCGTGCGTCGTAAACGCATCGCGAAACGGTAACGAGCGTTGTAATGTCGGTGCCCTCGTACTCGATGGCTGTCATTGTCTGCCTTTCGTGCTCGAAAATCGGGATTTTGCATAACCCCAGGTCATCGGATTGCTGTAAGCCGTTCTAAGGCCCGGTTTTGGTCTTGGATGACCTAGAACACCTGGTAACGGCGTTTTTTCTGGCATTTTTGGATTATGCCGGCCGCCTCCAAGGCGCAACGTTGTCCGATGCGCTCGGTGCGTCGTACACGGGAACCTTCAACTCAATGCCGGCCTCGAACACGAGCGTTCCGCAATGCTCCGGGTTGAGATCAACTATATCGCTCGCCCGGTACTCGTCCCCGTAAAGGTCATACGCAATGAGGTCAAACGTGTCGCTCTGCGTTGTCATGTAGTATTCGAAGCTAGAATACCGGGGCATAGTCAGACTCCCTTTCGCGCGCCCACTCATCAAGCATGTCAAAGAAATCGTCTTCGGCGCTCTTCAACTGATCGAGAACGTCATCTTTGTTCTGTCCGGTTACGGTAATCTGCGGCGCGAACGTCACGCCGCCGAAGTCGATCGTGTTGCCGCCGGACATGTACACGCCGCCGTTCGCCGCCGTTGCGAGCGATCCGCTGCCGCTCGCAACCTCGGCGGCAAGCGGCGTCGCGAATCCGTCGGTGAAACCTCCGGACGCGAACGGTTGCACGACGCCTAGCATCTGGCCGGCCATGAGCCAGTAGGCTATGTTCTCGTCGCGGTAACGCTTGTCGAAGCTGATTACCGCCTCGGTGCCGGCCTCGCCAGCGATCGCAATGGGCCCGTCCGTGAAGCCGCCCGAAGCGTAGTAGCTAACACTGACCGTCGGAACGGAACCGCTCTTCGGGTCGAACGTGCCGGACATGCTGAAATGCGGAAGGGCCGAAACCGTGATCGTCGGAATCTGCAGGTGCATGCCGTTCACTTCCGATTGCATGCGTGAGCATGCGGACGAAACGGCGCTTTCCGCTTCCGACATTGCCCCGGAAACGCTCGATGCGAACGTATAGAACGCCGCAGCGCCGCCGGGTATGGTGCTCGACAGGCTCATGATGGCCGCAACCATCACCATCGTCGTTCCACGCGCGCTCGTTAGCGCCGCAGATGCGGCCTGCGATCCACCGGCAAGCGTGTTGAATCCGGCAGCCGCAGCGGCAGAACCAGACACGACGCCCGATATTGCCACGACAACGGCCGAATAAGCCTGCGCCGCGCCGCTCGCGGACGATTGGAGCGAAGAGCTCGCCGCTCCAAGCTCCGTGAACCGGTTCATTACCGACTGCACGAGCCCGTTAAGGTACTCCATCGAGCTTGCGGCTTCTGCCGCGCCCGATGCGCTCGAAACCATCTTGTTGATGCCGTCTGCGGCCGATGCAAGCGAAGCGCCCATGGCGAAAACGTCCATGCCCATCAGTTGCCCGATGGCATCGACCATTGCCTGCACGCCCGTTCCAGCGTTGATCGCAGCGTTACCGATTGAATCGAATATGCCGGCGATTGAATCGAGCACGCCGCTGATAGCGCCGCCGATTGATTCCGCTAGGCGGCCAACGGCATCAACGATCTGCGATATGGCGCCGCCGATCGTGGCAACCGCGCCGTTGAACGCCTCGCCTATGGCGTTGATGATCTCGCTAATGCCGGCAGAGTTTTCAGCTAAGGTTGCAACAACCAAAGATATACCGGCGCATGCAGCGGCCACG